GGCGAAATCTACAAAGCCACATGGCAGTGGCTGGATAAGCGTGGCTGCGCTGCTCTGGTTTCTCCACAGCTCCTTGAAAGGTATGCCATGAGTGTTGCCAGGTGGATTCAATGTGAAGAGGCCATTACAGAGTATGGCTTTCTTGCTAAGCACCCCACCACAGGAAATGCCATTCAAAGTCCATATGTATCCATGGGCCAGAACTACATGAACCAAACCAATCGTCTATGGTTTGAAATATTCCAGATCGTAAAAGAAAACTGTACTGGCGATTACAAAGGAGCGAACCCTCAGGATGATGTTATGGAAAGACTTCTTTCTGCTCGAAGGGGCAAATAAAACAGATGGGAGATTATGATATGAGTAAAAACTACAGAACCGCAGAAAGTGTCTGCAAGGGACATCCTGATAAGCTTTCTGATTTAATCGCTGACAGCATTTTGGATGCTTGCCTTCGCAGAGACAAAGCTTCACGTGTGGCCTGTGAGGTCATGGCTACTAAAGGGAAAATCATTGTGGCGGGCGAAATCACCTGCAGCGAAAAAATTAACATCCGCCTTATCGTAAAAAATGTACTTCGTGAGGTGGGATACAGTCCTTGGAAATTTACAGTATTTGTGTTCGTACATCACCAAAGTGTAGATATTGCTGCGGGCGTAGATACAGCACTTGAAGCAAGAAATGGAATAGTTGATCCATACGGTTCCATCGGTGCTGGTGATCAAGGCACGGTATATGGCTATGCTACCAACGAAACTAGGGAACTTCTTCCGCTCCCTTTACTTCTCTCTCATAGAATCGTAAAGCGTATTGATGAATGTCGCAAAGGAAAAATCATCAAGGGTATCCTTCCTGATGGAAAAGCACAAGTCACTGTTGAGTATGATGGGGATAAACCTATCCGCCTTAAGACTGTGGTAGTTTCTGTTCAGCACCACGAAGATAAAACTCAAAAGCAATTAGAATCCGATATCTTAAACAACGTGCTCTGGCAGTGCTTTGAAGACTTCCCGCTGGATGATGACACTGAAATACTCATCAATCCTTCAGGCAGATTTGTTGAGGGTGGACCTGCTGCTGATACAGGGCTGACTGGCAGAAAGATAATGGTGGATACCTATGGTGGTCTGGCTTCTCATGGAGGCGGCGCACTCTGCGGAAAGGATCCAACAAAGGTTGACCGAAGTGGTGCTTATATGGCCAGGTACATTGCTAAGAATATTGTTTGGAGCGGGCTTGCTGATAAATGCGAGGTCGCTATTTCTTATGCTATCGGAAAAGCAAATCCAGTTTCAGTAAATGTGACATCCTTTGGTACAGCTAAAATCAGTGACGAGGATTTAAGTGAACTGGTAAAAGAGATCTTTAACTTGAGACCCGCTGCTATCATTGAAAAGCTGCGCCTTAGAAATGCAATCTACTCCGATACAGCAACCTACGGTCATTTTAACTCATCACTCTTCCCGTGGGAAAACGTGGATTTCAATTTAAACTTAAGAAAGGTGGCGGAGAAGTTTCTCCAAGAGGGTGATTCCATATGAATATACAAAAAATAAAGCTGTCAGATCTGAATCCTGCAGTCTACAATCCTAGAAAAGAACTAAAGCCTGGAGATCCAGAGTTTGAAAAGCTAAAAGCCTCCATTGAGAATTTTGGATATGTGGAGCTTATCGTCGTTAATGCAAATAATGATAACACTGTGATTTCAGGTCATCAGAGGCTTAGTGTGCTTCAGCATCTAGGTCAAAAGGAAGCAGAATGCGTTATGGTAGATCTGAACACTGAACAGGAAAAAGCATTAAACGTTGCAATGAACAAAGTTTCTGGCGACTGGGATAAGGATAAGTTAGCCCTACTTATTGCTGATCTGCAAGGTGCTGACTTTGATGTCTCCCTTACAGGCTTTGATCCTTCTGAGCTGGATAACCTGTTTAAGGATTCCTTGAAAGAAGGCATTCACGATGATGAGTTTGATGTGGATGCAGAGCTGGAAAAGCCCGCAATGACAAAACTGGGTGATGTCTGGAAGCTTGGTCCCCATAGACTGGTCTGTGGTGATTCCACTAAGGCAGAAACCTTCACGCTTCTCATGGATGGGAAGCTGGCAAACCTAGTGGTAACAGATCCCCCTTACAATGTAAACTATGAAGGCTCTGCCGGAAAAATCAAAAACGACAATATGGGTGATTCTGCTTTCTATGAATTTCTCCTTGCAGCCTTTGCTAATACGGAAGCTGTAATGACCCAGGACTCCTCTATCTATGTTTTCCACGCAGATACGGAAGGGTTGAACTTTAGAAAGGCATTTTCTGAAGCTGGCTTCTACCTCTCCGGCACCTGTATCTGGAAAAAGCAATCACTGGTCCTTGGTAGGTCTCCTTACCAGTGGCAGCATGAACCGGTGCTCTTTGGCTGGAAGAAGAAAGGCAAGCACAACTGGTACGCTGATCGAAAGCAAACCACCATCTGGGAATTTGAAAAACCTAAGAAGAATGGCTCTCATCCAACAATGAAGCCAGTTGCTCTTGTGGCCCATCCTATTCTCAATTCAAGTCTCAGTAACTGCATTGTCCTCGATCCATTTGGCGGTTCTGGTAGTACGCTTATTGCCTGTGACCAGACTCAGCGAATTTGTCACACCATTGAGCTTGATGAGAAGTTTTGTGATGTTATAGTTGAACGGTTCATTTCTAACGTTGAATCAGCAGATGACGTTTACCTTATTCGTGATGGTAAAGAATACCGCTATAGTGACCTCCTTGAAAAAAATAACACAACTATCGAAAGATAGACTTGCTATTTACATCACTTAGAGTGATATATGTAGTAAGCAAAAAACAAGGAGGTCAATGCCATGAAAATCAATTACAATGTATCCGGTAACGAACGAAAAAAGCTGGTGAAGCTCATCAGCGAAATCACAGAGGTTCCCTCAAAATACCAGGGGGTTCCATCCTGTGCTTACCAGGTCGGACCTTACCACATCGGAAAAGACGGAGAATTAACCTTTGATACCATAGTGGATCAGACTGAAATCAAGTTGCTGATGAAAAAGCTACAAGACGCTGGGTTTGAAGCTGAGGTGGATGAACCAGCTCCTGCTGAAGCGGAGACCGAGGAAACGGGACTCATCATCCAGATACCAAAAGACTCCCTCTCCGATGAAGACCTGGAAAAGCTAGCCAAACTGTTAGAAGCAAAAGGCAACCTTATTAAGAAGGCTCTGAATGTAGATACCCTTCCCATTGAATCCGACGAAGAACGCATTTGCTTTCCTTGGTTTTCAAAACTGCCAAATCCAGATGAGATAAAAGCCTACTCCCAGTTCATCACGAAGCTTTGTGAGATGGCGAAAACCCAAAAGAGAATCACCGTAAAAGAGAAAGAAGTCGACAATGAGAAATACGCATTTAGGTGCTTCCTTCTTCGCCTCGGATTTATCGGAGAGGAATTCAAAACCCAGAGAAAGATTCTTCTTCAGAACCTCTCGGGAAGCAGCGCCTTCAAAGGAGGTGCTCCAAATGAAACCGATCAGTAAAGAAAGACTGGCCCACCTACGCAAGCAGTACCCCGCTGGCGCCAGGGTTCAGCTCCTTTGGATGGATGATGTGCAGGCACCACCAGCGGGCACAAAAGGCACCGTGTGGGGCGTGGATGACACAGGTTCCATCATGGTTCAGTGGGATAACGGCAGCAGCTTGAATGTGGTTTACGGTATTGATTCCTGCAAGGTAATCGATGAAAAATCCAGGGAGGAGGCATAGCAATGAAGGCACTATTTGGTCGAAAGTTCTACAACCTTAAGGAACTAAAAGAAGCAACTGAAGAGGCAAAAGAAGATGGCGTCATTGGTTCTGATTACACTGTGATTCGAGAAGTGGAACTCACTGATTCAGAATTCAAGAAGTTCACCAGTGATTTTCTTGAGGATCAGCCCTGGATCAAGAAGTCAGATGGCGGTACCAACGAAAAAGGTGAGCTGCGATGCATTAGGGTTATCAATAAAGACACTGGTGAAAAGATATTGTCTAATACGGAAGGTTATGAATTCTCGCGTTACACCGCGATTGAAGATTAGATTGGGAGACTGAAAACCTGCTCTATTACTACAGAAATGACTTGCTATTATTCTCGTTTAGAGTGATATATGTAATACCAAAACAAAACCACACTAAATGGAGGATGAGAACATGAAAGAAATCAAGGCATTTGAAGAAGCCAAAGCAACTGGCGCAAACTTTAAGGAATCAGGAATCAACAGCACCATGTACTGGGCTTACGAAAGAAGCAAGGAAGCGGGAAACGACACCATCAACTTTTCTGAGGTCATTTGGGATTACGACATTGAACCCATTGTTAAAGCCTGCAGAGCCTATGGAATCGACCACATCACCATTTCAAGCACCTTCTCAGGGCTGATCGCAACCCTAGCCGAATTTGAAAAGCACGGCTGCAGGATGGACGGACTTACCAAGGTTAAGACAAGCTACACCGACTGGCAGACCGGCGAAAAGCAAATTCTACCAGCAATCTTGGTTAGGATTTAAGGAGGGCTTAGACCATGTGGAAAAAAGGAAAAATCGAAGTTGAAAATAAAACCATTTATTACTGGATCAAAAGCTTTGACTTAGGCTCCCCTTACGGCATTGATGAAGGTAGGATTTCAAAACTGATGCTAAAGCGTGATGGCCAGATCATCGCAAACTTTGATAGAGGCTGGGACATTGAACCCATCGACGCTAATGCGCAAGCTGCACTTGAAATATTCATGAAGGTATACAATTAACAACAAGACAAAAATGCATAACGGAACAGGGCTGCATAGCTCTTTTCCTCGTTACAGAAGACCTTATGGTCTATTTTTTATGTCTTTTTAAAGGAGGTGTCCGCATATCCGAAAACTAAAGAAATATAAACCAACCTCATACATGGCGAAGGATTCTTATTATAGCAAGGAGATGGCGGACTATGCAGTAGGTTTTATTGAGTGCCTCTCCCATACCAAAGGAACCTGGGCAGGAAAGCCCTTTGAACTTATAGATTGGCAAGAGCAAATCATCCGCGATTTATTTGGAACCATAAAACCAAATGGCTATCGGCAGTTCAATACTGCTTATGTAGAAATACCAAAGAAGATGGGAAAAAGTGAGCTTGCGGCGGCTGTTGCCCTGCTCTTAACCTGTGGTGATAATGAAGAACGTGCTGAGGTTT